ATAGTTCTTAACAGAGAATTAAAGAGCAAGCCTCAGAAGTTATACGTATTCAATGAATATGAGAAGTTCAACCTCATAATAATTCAGAATAATGTAAAATTAACTGGTGGGGAATTAGCCCCTGCTATTTCTGAAACACAATTCTTAGATGAAGCGTGGCAATGGTACAATACTAATATGATAACACAAGAATAATATGACACCACACGACAAAGTAATATACATCATTCAGCAATTAGAGCTATCTGATAGCAAGGTAGCAAGAGCAATTCAGAAGAGTACATCAGCCGCTACACACAAGCGAATGAAGCTCAGAGATAACAAGTTTACTGAGGAAGATTTTCAACGAATACGCGATTTCTACCTCGAAAAACTCAGAAATATAGAAAATTTAGAATAAAAAACTTCTAAACCTGTCCCTTACTAAAAATAAAAGGTAAAAGACTAACATACAGTCTTTTACCTTTTTTGTTACCCCACAGCCACCCCACAGCCCTCCCTTAGCTTCTCTACAGCCACCATACAGGCAACTTATAGGTAACATACATCCAACACCCCTAAAACACCCCGCAAACCCTTACTACACAACGCCTAACGCACCCTCTTACCTCTTATCACTTACCTCCTAACCGTCCTTTCACAACACACAAAAAACCCATACTTTTGCATCAAATTCAGGTTTTACCCCTATCCCCTAACAACTAATGCTCAACCTCTGCAACCTCCCCGAATCCTTTACGCGCGAAATATCGCACGTGCTCTTTTTTGAGGCTAATTCTTTCAGCTTCAATCAGAATATGCGCGCCCTTACCCCTAATGAAAACAGCTATCTGTTGCGTATCGACCTGCATAACCCCGCGCCTTATAACCGCAAGGTGAGCATCAAACAGCAAAACCACAACGATTACTTCGATATACAAGTCTCCTTGCCCATTTATGATTTGTCTAAGGACACCCGCAAGAAGCTCATCGGCTTTCACAAGCAACGCCGTTATGTGGTTGCCCTGGTATCCGAGCAGGAAATGTTGGTAGTAGGCAACGCCCGCGAGCCTTTCAGCTTCACTATCGACGATAACATAGCCGACAATGGCAAGGGCACCGACAGCTATATAGTTACCCTTACAGGGCAAACTATCATCTTCCCGAATATCAGTAAGATAACCGAAAAATTCCGTGTCCTTTTCTTTACCCCGCCTTTGCAATAATTTTGCATCATCATCAGGGTTCAGACTCTAACCCCTAACACCTAAAATATGTTGTTTTCAATCAATTATAATTACCTCGCTGAAAAACTTCCCGAACTCCTCTTAGCTTATCGCAAGGGGAGTTTCGAGAGTTCGCATTGGTACGAAGAGGATTACCGCTATGATTTTGAGCAGCGCAACGCCTCTCTGCAACAAGGGCGTGACAGCTTCCCCGTAGTGGTTGAACTCAAACAGCCCATCGTTAAATACACCTCTTACGGATATATAGGCACTCAATATATTATTACGTTATTAAAGGCACTGGAATCGCACCAAGCCGTTACCGCTATCGTGCTCGACATCGATAGCGGGGGCGGAATGGTTTCAGGCACTGAGGAGCTTGCCAGCGTTATTCGCAGTTTGCAAAAACCTATTGTCGCCTATACTGGCGGTTATATGTGCAGTGCCGCCTATTGGATTGCCAGTGCTTGCGATAAGGTAGTCGCCGCCCCTTTTGCCGATGCTATTGGCAGTATAGGCACGATGTTGAGTTTCCAAGATTTTGCACCCCTTTTAGAAAAGTACGGCGTGAAAGTACACGAACTCTACGCCCCCGAAAGCACCGAAAAAAACAAGGCTTGGCGCGACCTTAAAGAAGGTAACGAAAAGGCTATAATGCAGATGCTTTCAGAAGCCAACGCCCGCTTTATAGGTAGCGTAAAAACCTACCGCCCCAATGCCAAAGAAGAAGTATTCAAAGGCAACACCTACAGTGCTAAAAAAGCCAAATCATTAGGACTTATCGACGAGGTAATGACTCTCAATGAGGTTATTAGCCAATTAGTCAATTAGAAAAAGTTTAATCTGTAAGTAGTAACAGGCTCTTACCTTTTACCTCTTACCTCTTACCTATAAAATAATGAAACACGCAAGAATCGCCGCCTTATTGGCACTCGCCAGTATCGACCTGAAAAGTCCCTTATTTGGGAATGAAAAGTTTGTCGAGCTCAAAGAATCGCAGATCGACAAGATAGAAGCCGCCTTAGCAGCTGCCGAAACCGCTGCCGACAACACCGCCCTCGAGCAGCTTATGGCAGAGCTGAAAGCCAACAATGAAAAGCTATTGGCTGAGAAAACAGCCCTTACCGCTAAAAAAGAAGCCCTCGCAACGCAAGTAACCGCTCTTACTGCCGAAACCGAGCGCCTCAAAACCGAACTTAACAATCGCCCTGCACACTCATTGCCTGCTAACGACGGCAAAGAGTCAGCCGATAACAACGGACTTATTGACGGGTATTTAGACCCTAACGATGCTCACAACAAATTCTTAAACGAAATTTAACACTATGCCACAAGAAAAAACAATGAACGTAGAACAGATTAAAAATGAACTACTTCGCTACATCAGCACCAAGCCTAAATTATTGCAAGCTGCAATATTGTCTAAAGAGATTTTACTCAATGCACACTCTCGTACCCTCACCAAGGTAAGAGGCGAATACGTATCGTTGCATTCGCTCATAGGGCACGTAGTACAAGGCTTCAACTCCAAAAAGTGGACGCCTTATGGCGAATTGCAATTCCGCAAAAAAATAATGAGAAACTTCCATCAGAAGGTGGATTTTGAACTTGATCCTGCCGAAATACTCAGTACAGTACTTGAGGAAATGTACGACGAAGGTAAGAATTTAAAAGATAAATCAATCTCTAAACACGCTATTGATTCGCTTTTGAAAAAAATCATCTCCGATGTAAACATTTTGTCAGTTACTGGTAAGTACGATGCTTCTAAGATAGGACTTGCTACCCCTGAATTTGGCACTTCTATGGATGGGCTTAACGAAATCATCGCCAAAGGATTGAAGAATACCGAAAACCCATACTTCCTCATTCCTGCCGATGCTATCACCAGCACTAACATCATCGATGTAGTAACCGCCTATGAGCGTGGTTTGCCTGCGGGAGCGAAAGACCAAGTAACAAAAATCTTTATGAGTGTGAATGATGCCGAGAACTACCAAATTGCCTACGAAGACAAGTTTGGGCAAAACAAGTTCCAAGACAACGCGCTCAAAACACGCTTGGGTAAACGCCAAATTGTGGCTATCCCTAACCTCAAAGACGGTACAATCGTATCAACCGTTGAAAATGGTTTTGTAAAGATGGTAGACATCATCGATAATCCTGCAACTATCACCGATGTACAAGTAGATAAACGTATCTTGAACATTATGGGTGAATTTACTTTAGGCTATGATTTTGCAATCAATGAGCTTACTTATGTGTACACTTCCGACGGTACTAAAAAACGCGGATTGAACAACAAAGACCTCAATGAACTCTACTACCCTGAAGAAAAAGGATTAGAAGCTTAATAAGGTTTCAGGGTCAGGTACTCAGCCCCTGACCCCTATCCTCTAACCCCTAACACCTAATTAAAATGGCAAAAGAAGAAAAAAATACACCCGTCGTAGGGGCGAATGGCAATTCGCCCGAAATTGATAACGCCTCTACCGAAAGCAACGATACACAAGCGCAAGCCCTCAACGAGCGTGAAAAAGCTCTCAACGAGAGAGAAGAAGCCCTCAACGAACGTGAGAAAGCTCTCAATGAGGTTGAAAAACAGCTCAACGCTCGCGAACAACAACTCGACCAATATGAGGAGCAACTCAAGGGAACTCCCGAAAAACCAACAGAAGAAGCCCCTCGCAAAGGTCACGAGTTTACATTCCGCAATGTGAGTTACAAGTTTGCTGACGATGCGCCTCAAATGTTGCTTATCGGAGGTGAAGCCCTCTCACAAGAAGAAATCGCTAATGACGAGGATCTACTCCTCCAACTCATCGGCGGACACTCTCCCCTTATTAACAAATTAACAAAGTAAGATTATGGCAAAAAATTGTTTTGATAACGTTCCCCACGAAAGCCTCGATGCTTGTCCTAACGACGAAGTAAGTGGAGGCATCAGCACACGCATTTTGTACGCCCCCAAGGCGTTTGTCGATAAATGCGTATTGCCCGCCAATACAGGCGAACTCGGCAAAGCCAACACCATCGAAGACGGTAACCTTACCCTTATCGCTTCCAAATCCTTTAAGGGTATCGATGCACAGATAGACGAGGGAGAACTCAAAATCACACTCGTTGGCAATGCTGGCAATAAAAAAGCGAAAACCGAGTTAGAGTTTAAAATAGCTCGCTTTAGCGATGTAACCCTCGACTTCATCAACCGTTACAAAAACGTACCGATGATTTTCGTAGTCCCCGATGCCCAAGGCACGCTATGGGTAATAGGCACCAAGATCAACCCTGCTTATATGGATACTGCCGAAGCCACTACAGGCAAAAAAGCCGAAGATGATAGCGGTATTACCATCAAAATCATCACAAACTCTAAACCGTACAAGTATGCAGGAACAATCGCCGAAGCCTAAGACTATCACAAATGACGAGAAGCAAATAACGAATGCCGAATTACAAATTGCGAATGATTCGGCATTCAAATCATTGCTACCTAATGGCACTGCCTACTTCACCAAACCCAAAGAATTAGGGGGCGGTTTGGAGGCAGTAGATTTGAGTCGTATTCCTTATAATGTCAAAAGCCTATACATCGCGGGCTTTCCTTACTATGCTTTGCAAGAAGAAGCTGCCGAGTTATTAAAATCACTCAGCACCGAAACCCTGCAACAACTCATAGAAAAGAAAAAACAACAATACCCGCCCGATGTCCCTATTTTGGAACGCGCCTTGGCATTGAAAAAAACTGCTCAGTCCTAATGTCTAATTACCGAGAACAATACAAGCGTTTACTCAGCGAGTACGAACGCCTTGGAGGCAATCTTCAAGGCGTTCCTCGCTTTTATTCATTGGAGAACGAGGCAAAGCTCAAAGCAAAACTAAAAAGCCTCACCCCCCGTTCCCCCCTCTCCGAAAGCGAGGCGAACAATCCGAAATCAGTAACATCATCTACTTCAGTGCTTCCCCTCTCCTCTGGAGAGGGGTCAGGGGTGAGGATTATAGCCGATTATCCCCAAGCCCTGCACCCCATATACCTTGCCAAGAAAAAACACTGGCTACAAGCCTGCTCGCTCAAGCTACAGCTTAATGCCCTCCCAGCCCACCAAGAAAGCCAAGCCCGCGCCCTACAGCAGCAGCTATGGCAACTATTCGAGGAAATGGACGCCTGCGATACCGTGCTCGACCATTGGAGTAAGTACAAACGCATATTGCTACCTGCCGCCCCCTCCCAAGAAGAAGCCTTAGATAAATTGAGCCCTACACAACTGGTACAACGCCTGCACACCCTGCGTAGCAATATCGTATCGAGGGAAAAAAGCCTTAGAAAATGGGTACTAAAAGCCGAGAGCCAAGAGGAAGAAAATTTTACTTTGATAGAAAAAATATTCAGAAAAACCGAAGAATTAAAGCAACTAAAACTGTTAGTAAAAACAATTGAAAAAAAGATAAATGTAAAATAACATTTTAGGAGGATAAAAAAGTCCTCCGTTATTAAATAAAAAATTCCTACATCTTTTAAAATAATAGCCATCAGGCACGGAGGACTTATGTTTTTCCGCCTGCTGGCTATTTTATTATTTAGATGTAGGAGGTGCAAAGATACAAAATAATTTCAAATAACAAGTAAAATAATGAAATCTATATCAAAAATTTGGCAAAGAACACCCATAAGTTATTATGGAGGGAAACAAACTATGCTTCCTCATATTCTACCACTAATACCCCAACACAGAATCTATACAGAGCCTTTCTTTGGCGGAGGAGCTGTATTTTGGGCTAAAGAACCAACAAAAACAGAAATTATAAATGATTTCAATGCTAATGTTTTCAACTTCTATAAAGTATTGAAAACTGATTTTGAAGAATTAAGAATGTTAATAGAAAAAACTATTATCAGCCGTGATGCTTATAAATCAGCATTAGTAATTTATAACACACCCCATTTATTTTCAGAAAAACAAAGAGCGTGGGCATTTTGGTTTGCTACAAATTTTGGTTTTTCTAATCAAGTAATGAATTGCAGAATTACTTCTAATTCAAAAAATGTAAAACTTTTGAATAATAAAATAGAAAGTTTTACTGATGTATATTCCCAACGATTGAAAAATGTACAATTAGAGAACAATGATGCTTGTGAAGTAATTCAAAAACGAGATTCATTAGATACATTTCACTATTGTGATCCTCCTTATGTTGGGGCTAACCAAGGTCATTATGGTGGTTATACACAAGAGCATTTTAATGAATTGTTAAAAACATTATCTCAGATTAGAGGTAAATTTATTTTGAGTTCTTATCAGAATGAAGAGCTGACAAAGTATGTTAATCAATTTGGTTGGAAACAACAAAAAATACTACTACACTTAGGAAGTAGTCACACAAAAAACAAAAAAAGACAAGAAGTATTAACTTTAAATTTTTAAATATGCAAGAAATATTAGCACCTTTAGAATGGTATACCGTTCAAAGAAAAGTTTCGGAACTTGTCCCTTACGAATACAACCCCCGAAAAATATCCGATTTAGACAAAGAACGTCTCAAAAAATCATTAGAAAAGTTCAATTTGGTAGAAATTCCTGTGATTGATATTGACAACACTCTCATTGGAGGACACCAAAGAGTAATAATTCTCTTTGAGTTAGGAAGGGGAGAAGAAATCATAGATGTTCGTATCCCTAATAGAAAACTTACAGAGGATGAATTTAAGGAATACAATCTTAGATCAAATATCCTAAATGGTGAATTTGACTATGAGAAAATATCTGAGTTTTTCTCTGATATTAACCTTACAGAAATAGGTTTTGATATTAATTCGTTTGATGATTTTATTCAATCAGAAAACGCTGTGAAAATAGAAATAGAAGAAGAAGTAGATATTACTCCTCCTAAAAACATTCAATCTAAGGAAGGTGATATTTTTGAATTAATTTCAACACAGAAAGGAATTACACATAAAGTTATCTGCGGTGATTCGACCAAAGAAAAAACTTACAAAAAACTACTTGGAAATGAAATTTTTCAATTAATAGTTACGGACCCTCCTTATAATGTAAATTACGAAGGTGGAACCAAGGATAAACTGAAAATAAAAAATGATAAAATGAGTGATACTGCTTTTTTTGAATTTCTATATGATTTTTATCAAAATACATTCAACCACTCAATGATTGGTTGCCCTACTTACATCTTTTACTCAGATTCTGAGGCTGTAAACTTTAGAACCGCAATGCAAAAAGCTGGATATAAGATTTCAAGTGTATTGATTTGGGTTAAAAATCAATTTGTTTTAGGAAGATTAGATTACCACATGAAGCACGAACCTATATTGGTAGGAGAAATTGAAGATGTCGAGAATGTAAAAAAACATCAACCAATTCTCTATGGTTGGCAATCAGAAGGTAAACACCCTTGGTACACAGATAGAAAACAGTCCTCTGTTCTTGAGTTTGATAAACCTAAAAAAAATGCAGATCATCCAACTATGAAACCTATAGAACTTATAGGTTATCTTATCAAAAATAGTTCACAACAAAAAGATATTGTAGGAGATCTATTCCTTGGCTCAGGCTCTACTCTTATAGCTTGTGAAATGAATTGGAGAACGTGTAGAGGAGTAGAGTTCGATCCTCAATATATGGATGTAATTATACGCCGTTGGATAGCCTATATGAAAACAAATCATTTAGGTTTTAAAGTTATTTGTAACGGAGAAGAACTTACACAGGAAAAAATAAACCTCTTTTTAGCAAAAGAAAGTGAATAAGTTTTTTCAAAAGTTAAAGTTTTCTAATATACTGAAAATAAATTGATTATAATTTGCAAGATTCATAAATATGTTGTTACTTTGCATCGTAGTTAAATGATAATCAATATATTACAATTATGACAGTAGAACAAATTTTAAATCAGAATTCAACCAAAAAAGAAAAAGCATTTGCATTTTATTCATTAGGTTACACTCGCCAACAAGTAGCAGATTTACTATGCAATGGAAATTATGGTTATGCCCATAATATGTGGAAAAAATGGAATGAAATTCAATCTACTATGCCATTGGACAATGTTTTTGAATTTTTATTCAACAGACGTTTTGGAGTAGAAATAGAATTCTTCGGTGCTGCACAAAGTACTTTAGAAATAAACTTGAGAGCAGAAGGAATAAGATACGAGTTTGAACGTTACAATCACGAAACTCGTAATCATTGGAAGTTCACTACTGATTCAAGCATTCGTGGAGATCATCCATTTGAAATGGTGAGTCCTATACTACAAGGATATGAAGGGCTTCAAAGTTTAAAAAAAGTTACTACAGCTCTCCGTTTAAGTAAAACAAATGTTAATACAAGTTGTGGAGTTCACATTCATTTAGAAGTTAATGATTATTCCTTAGAGAATATGAAAACATTAGTTAAAAACTTTTATATATTGGAAGAGCAATTTGATAAGATGATGCCTGAGAGCCGTAGAAATAACCAATATTGTAAAGGTTTATCTATCTTAGGAAGTAAAGACACTTTCTTTTCAAACCTTAATAATTGCAGAAGTGTTCGTGAGATAGTAAGTTTATTCAATACTCGTTATTTAAAGTTGAATTTACAAAGTTATCTCAAATATGGTACGGTTGAATTTAGGCAACATTCAGGCTCTACAAAATTCAGTAAAATCAAAAATTGGATATTGATTTGTGCGCGTTTGGTAGAGTTCTCAAAACAAAATATTGTATTATCAAATTTAGAAACAATTTTAAATGAAGAACTTACAGAATATTTTGAGGAGCGGGTATTGGATTTTGCTTAGTAATTACTATCTTTGCCCCCGTATGAAAAAGGTGAGGATAATAGATACAGGAGAAACTTTCACGGCAGATGATTGCCGTGAAATAGTTTCTTCTTTGAAAAAAATGAATACTTTTACCTATAATTTGGATAATAATACTTACATGCTTCAATATGCCAAACGAGCTGTATTATGGGATAATTTAGATATTAGAGCTACAGATGAAGATGCATTTGTAGAAGATCTAATGAAGAACAATATTATTGAGGTTTTCCCTTTGGAAAAACTAAATTGATTATTTTTAACTACTTAAAAAGTCTTT